AAGCGTTCCAGTATCAATAGGTTGCTGCGTAGAGCATAAAGGCTGTCCATTTGAAACTTGAGACTGTTGATTAAATGCATTGTTAAATTGATACATTGAATTGATATTGCGAAGAGTCGATAATGAGTTTCGTAATTGAAGCGCAATCTGCGGAAATTCACTTTCGTACAAGTTATCTTCAATCATGCCCCTGGATAGGCTCACCCCAATTCCATAAAATTGATGAAAATAAGTGGTGGTGTATGCTTGTTGGACGCTTCCCATCGCAACAGGTGCACCGTCTTGCTTTATTTTTCCAAGACCAAGACCCTGCATTTCCACGTCATACTCGACGGCCATGCTAGAGTGATGGATTTTATAAATTCTTTTAAAAAGGTCTGGATATGTATTCCAATCTCCAAAAACCGCCGCTAACCCGGGCCTCAGCTCGGATGGTATATTACTGCGAGTAACTAATGCCATTATATATTCTCCTCTATACTAGAGTTTTCATTACTCGGAAGTAATGATTGTTTATTAATACTTGAACGTTGTTATATTGTTGGCCCGCCACATTTCGTGGGTCCGTACTCAAAGAGTCGATATAACAATTAAACAAAAATGCGTATGTAGAAGGGGTGCCTGCTACAATCACTGGAACGTTATCAACTACGCCCGTTGTGCGTGTTGCACTATCAATATTAATGCTGACATAAGACTGACCAGTGTTTGTGTCACCAGCCACAATACCGCTTCCAGAAGAAGTTTCTTGATATGTTACATAAGCGTATTTTCCGCAGCTTGCTTGAGTAGCGCCCACATTTCCTGTTACCTGAGCGTTATAAAGTACAGTAGGATCAATAATGACGTCTGCAATTGCTGGTATATTGCCAAGGGTTAGTGTATTAGCTGGCCAAAATGGACGGCCTGGGCTTGCTGGATCTATCGGGCTTACCGCTGTGGGCACTTGATATTGACAACCGTTAAAAACCCCAATTGTTGGAGAATCCGCATAATTAGGAATTGTTTGTCCAGCAATAGGTGGAGTTGCTAAATCAAATAAATTCCTAAGATATCCATTGCTATCAATGTAGACGAGATCGCCTTTGAAGATATTTTGTGTATATCCGGATTCAATTAAATATGTTGCTTGTTGACTGTTCCATGAGGAGTTGCTTTGCGTTTCAATCGCCTGTAATCCGCACGGTTTATTTTGTCCATAAGACATAATATTCCCTCAAAAAATAATAAGTTAAATTGTGTGTTTAAAGGATTGAACGCCAAGCTAGCGCTGCAACTTGCATACCTTGGTGCAAGTTGGAGGACATGTTAAAAAAGATACAAGGCAAAGCCAGGATATTTAAATACTCATGTCCAAAGTATTTAAATATTTAATAAATAATACTTAACTTATATTATAAGTATACATATTTTTAATTGTCAATATTAATTGCGTCCATGGCGCCAGAATTGTCCTAATGGCCCACGATAAGATTGATCTTCAAGAACCATATGTTTTTGCATTTCTTCATGGCGCTTGTTGATTTTTAAAAATTCTTCGTTTTCCGCATCATCAAGATATTTAGGGCGTTTCATTAAGATTTGGCCGCCTTTTCGGATGTATTCATTGTTAAAATCATCACGTTTTCCAAACAAATCATTAACATAACGTTGAGATAATTCTGGATGTTCAGACTTTTTGACCGGTTCATATCCACGCTCGCAAGCGCTATCTACTGATTCTTGCCAAGGTTGGTTCGCTGACATATAAGGCACAAATGCATATACATGGTCAGGATCTGATTCACGCACAGACTTAGGCACATTAAATCGGCTTCCTTGGAAAAAACTAATAGCCTCTCGTTTTTCTAAATCTCTTTGGCTGCCCTTTTTAGGAAGAGGACGAGTTGGCCTTTTAAAGGTTATAGAATTAAAAACAGCTTGGTCGACTGATGTGTTTTCTGTATTTTCACTCATGATTTAGAAACTCACTTTGTATGTTGGATGGGGTTTTTGACGGGCATAGAAAGCTTTTTTTTCTGCATATGCTTTTATTGCTTCTTCGCTGGACAACATGCCGTGACCGCTTGGGTGAGGAATTTGTAAATTGCGAGCAATTTTATATTCCCGCGGTGTTAAGGTCATAACAGGCTTCGTGTTTGACGATTTAACGGCGTACTGGTCAGCCATTGAAGCGCCAGCTCTATTAACACCGCCTACTCCAGGAGCAGGACGTGATGGTGATTGCATACGAGATTCCTCTATTTGATCGGGTGATGACTGATTTAGTCCATATTGGGCATTCATGTATTTTTCTAATGACTCGTAATAAGCATCTGTCCCAATCAAATGGGATTGGTTGTTAAATTTAAGGCGCTTATTAAGGTCTCGAGCAGCTTCGTTGATTTCTCCCCATAGCTCTTGATCAAACGCAGAAGAACTTTGGTCAGCCCAAGGGTTACGCTCTAGAAAATTAAGGGTTGCTTCAGGAAGATCTTCAATTTGAGGGGCTGAAATATCTTGAGCATAAGGTGACTGTTGATATTCCTGATCTTCAAAATCATTATCTTTAAATTCGTCAAAGTGCTGTTGCTCTTGTTGGTATTGATTTTTATACAAACCAAAAGTTGCTTGCTCGCTTTTTATACGTGCCAGTTCTTGTTGAAGATGGATTTCTTTATCGATATCACCATCTTCTTTGGCAGCTTTTAATTGATGAACAATTCCTTGTTCTTGAGCGCTTAAACTTGAATTGTATAGTTTTTCATTGATTGAATTTTTTGAACGTAATTCTTTTTCGCGCAATGCAAGGGCTTTTTCTTTTTCAGCCAATTGAGCTTGAAGCGCTTTGTTAGAATTTGTTAAATGACTAATTCTTTCTTTGAAGGGGTTCTTATTTTTTTGGCGCTGCTTATCTAAATTCTGTTTGAAAGTTAACCCTTCTTCAGTTCTATTGCCCAAAGCAGCTACTTTTGCATTTTCAGGATCAAGACGGGGATCATTTTCAACAGCTACCTCTGTATCAGCACTTCCATCGTTATCAATCTCTACAACAATGTCTTGTCCTGATTCTGTTTCTTCATGATTATTTAGGGTGAAAAGATTTTCTGACTCATTCATATTTGCCAGCCTTTCCTTGGGTTAGCAGATAATTCAAGTCATCTGGATGAACAGCACTTAAGATGCGGTCATCATTAATGTGAAAACACTTAAGCTCAGGGTGATACAGGTCTTCGCGTTCATATTTTGAATACCAAACCCATGTTCCAACAGAAACTTTGTAAGGCTCACCTATTTGAGTAAACGCCATTGGACCAACTTTTAAAACCAATCCAATATTAAAAGCTGCCATTTCACGCTCTAATACTGATTCTGGAATCGTTAGACCTGAATGATTAACAATTTGTTTGGGCGCTCTAATTAAAATTCGATACGCTTTAACATCTGGATCTATTCCAATTTGCTCACGGCAAAAATTTGATTCTTTTTCCATCTACAAATCCCCTCCCCCAGAAACTTTCTTTTTGAAATTTTCATAAAGCGTATCTAGTGAAGACGAGAGATTTTCGATTGCCGTTCTAATACCAACAGCTCTTTCATAAGGAATATCCTTAGACAAAGTGCCGGTTAGAATTGAGTTGTTCCAAGTTGAAAGGGAAGTATTTAAAGTTGATTTTAAATATTCCGCAAAGTCTTTTGAGTCCATAACCACCTAATATTTTTTTATACTTAACAATTTAAGTATAACTTAAATATTATTGATGTCTATACTTTGGTGTACTTTGTTTTTATTTTGATTAATAATATAAGAGAGGTCCAATGTCCCACCACATTGGACTTTTTTACATGTAAAGATCTTTGTCTTTCCATTTAGAGGATGTGATTCCACTTTTTGGTGTAACACCATGACGAAGTTTTCCTACACCGCCATGAGCCATTCCAGGAACCTTAGATTGACGTCTCTCTTTAGCTCCAGCTACGGATTTTTGTTCTTTACCAGTCAACATACGGCCCACGTTTTGAAAATTATGACGTGTTGCCACATTTCCTTTAACGCGTCTTCCAGATCCTATTTTAAGGCTGCCTATATGACCGCCCACTGACTTGCATTGAGCTTTTCCGCCTTTTTTCATTGCTGGTGCCATACCTGGTTGAGCAAACGTTTGGGCATTAGGGGGCATACGATTGCGACGACCCATACCTTGAGGAGGCATTACAGCTGGATACATCATGCCTGGAGCCGCTCTTCGCCCTGGCATTCCACCATTAGCCATCCGATCTTTACGGGCAGACTCTTTTAAATAACGCCCCGCTGGCTTGATCACTTCTTTATTAATATCATGACCAATTTCTCTAGCCATATTCTTAGCTGTGGCTGCAGCTTTACGCGTTGGGCTAGAAACATGCTCATTAAATCCTCTGCGAGATTTATCAATGACATCTGTCTTTATTTTACGACCGATGTTCTCAAAACCTTCTTTTTCTTTGCGCCCAAAGTCTTTAAATCCTTCACGTGTTTTGCGCGCTGCATGAGAAATATCATGACGCATTGCTTTGCCAAGATTTCTTAATGCTCCCCCAGTAGCAAGTTTTGGAATAGAGCCACCCGCTGCTCTTTTAATGGGCTTTTCATTGGTCATCCGACCATTCCCACATAGCCCTAATTTTGAGGCTACCTCACGGCGATATCCACCGTGTTCTGTTCTATCGATATTCATTTTATTATCCCTATAAGTTTAATTTAAGTAAAGTCGCGACACTTATAGTATACACAAATATTAATACTTAAGGAATATTTAGGTGTTTTTTAATAATGCTATTCTGCACAAAAAAGTCAAAACAACATTTTATTGACATAAATAATGTAACTGCATATAGTTGCACTATGACAAAAAAAGAAAAACTCTTATTAAGAGCAATAAACAATCATGCTGATTTAAGTTTCGAAGATTTCAGAACGCTGCTTAAACAACTGGGTTGGATTTTTGACCATCAAACAGGAAGCCATCAAATCTGGTATTCAAAAAAAGGTGATCGCCTTTCAATTCAAAATAACAAAGGAAAAGCAAAAGCATATCAAGTTAAACAGTTTTTGAAATACAACGCACTGGAGAAAAAACATGAATGATATTTTTAATGGGTTTACTATTAATCTTCTTTACAATGAAAATGATGCAGATTGGATTGCTTATTTTGTGGAGCTCCCACTTGTTTCAGCCTTTGGAATCACTCCGGAAAAAGCCATTCAAGAACTTAAAGTAGCTTGGGAAGGAGTAAAACAAAGCTATATAAACAAAGGAGAGAAAATTCCTACCCCTCCATCAAGAAAAGAATATAGCGGGACATTCAATGTTCGCATTGACAAACACCTTCATAAATCATTAGCCATTGAGGCTTGTAAATCACATATTAGTCTTAATGCTTTAGTTGCTAAAAAGCTTGCTCAGCAAGAAAACCACTCAGTATAAAATTAACAAGGAGCAAAAATGAAAAAAAATCTTAAAGCGCTCACAATCATTCTTAGTTGTTCCATTGCTATCATGGGTATGGAAACTGAAGAAGTATCGGAAAATTCTGATGTTTCGACTCATAATTTACATGTAACTTCTTTGGATCTTTCCCATGATGAATCATTGACTGATATTAGCTTTATTAGACATTTTCCTAATTTGGTAGAATTGAATTTGGAAAACACACCATTGGGTAATAACTATTATCCAATAACGTGTCTCTATTCTTTGCAATCTTTGAAATTGAGTCGCTTAGGATTGACGGCAATTAGTCCTTTAAAAAAATTAACTGATTTAATTGAATTAGATCTTTCTCATGGTGGAATGAGAAGAATTTCTCCTCTGCTTAAATTGCCACATTTAGAGAGACTTAACCTATTTTCATGTGTAAATATTCGAGACATTCATTTGTTAGCAAACATGAAATTACTTACTCACCTTAATATAGCTCTTACAACTTATGATCAGCCAGTTTATCCCCCTTTAGATTTTCTTTCTGCATTGTTGAATCTAAAAAGTTTAAATGTATCTTTTAATCCCATTGAATCTTTGGATCCCATTGGGGATTTAGCAAATTTAGAAATCCTGGATATTTCCTCATGCACAATACCAGGACAAATACACACTTATGAATTTATTTTGCGGCTTGAATATTTAAGAAAAATATACGTTTCATATTCGGAAGAAAAAATTTTAAAAAAATATAATTATACAAAAATTAAATTTATTGCCAGAAATGGATATACTAATTCTTGCTTGGCCTTATCATGAATTTTCAGGCAATTAATTGTCTGAATCTTCTGAACCTGAAGAAAATTCTCCATAATTTCTCCCATTTTTTGGTTGTTTGGTGTCGCCAGCTGCTAAATGTTTAAAATTTTCATTTGTATTATTGCGAGTTAAAGTTACAAGATGTGTTCTCTTTGGTCCTTTAGTGACATTACCATCTCTGTCTGTATCGGTTCTTCTTGCGCGTATGTTTAATCGAGTTTGTAAATTTCTTTCGTTTTTCGCATCACCTAATTGACGTTTTAAATTATTCATCTGCATTGGACTCATAAAAAACACTGTATTATTGGAAACTTCATGATTTCGGCCGCTGGCTTTTTCTTTTGACATTGTTTCTAACAATTCATTTCTGTCGGGTTTTTTGGTTCTTTCAGGGTAGGTATAAAATTGAGAAGGAAGTTCCTGGAAATGTTTTAATTCAGTATCGGTTCTTGTTTTTAATCCCCTCTGATTTTTTTGAGATGTTGTTTTATTAGAGTGCGTTCCAAATCTCTCTCCTCGTTTCTTTAACTTTGCTGATTCCGACTTTTCCGTTTTATCTGCAACCTCTCCGCCTTTTGTGAATTTTTGAATTTTGTGTCCTTTATGACTGGATCCACGCACAAAACTTGTCACTCTATTTCTAAAATCCATTTGATTTTCCTCTTTCTCTTAAATACCAATCTTTTCTAACCGATTAAGTTTATCTTGTTCCAATTTGCTATGATCGCGTGTGATTTCATTGGTTAATCGTTGGCTTTTTTCCATAAGATCAGCGGCTAATTTTGTTTGATCAAGATCTAGTCTGCTTTGATCAATATTGATTTTGCTCTCGGTTTGAGCACTTTTTATCTGTTCTTCGGATTGAGTTTTTGAAAACTTAATCTGCAGTTCAGCTTCTTTGAATGGCAATTCAGCATCAAACTTATATTTATCAAGCTCTAACTTTTGTTGATCCAACATCAATTGCAGTTTTTTGTTTTCAGATTCAAGTTGCGCTTTCATTTCAGATACACGCACCTCTTCCATAGAAGCTTGCGCTTCTGTCAACGCAGCTTGAGCTTGTACCGTCATTGGATCAGGTGCAGCTTGTTGTTGCTGTTGTTGTTGCATTGCCATTTGAGCAGCAGCTACTGATATCTGATTTTGAACTTCCATTGGAACTTCAGCCGGATTTTCTGGCATTTGCATGCCAGTAACAGCTTGGAAGTTGATAAGCAGTTTTAAAGCTTCGTGTTCACGGATATGCGCTTGTATTGCTGCCATAATCTCAGGATCTTGTTGCGCACTTGGGTTGTTCAGAAGGGTTCCATGACCCATAATATGAGCATCTTGATCTTGCTCAATACCAGCCACTACAGGAATCTTATTTAAAATATTTTGATTTTCTGTAATAAGGTCTAAAGGAACTGGCGGCTCCTCTTCCTCTTCATCTGGCAAGAGTTTAGATATTTCTTCAGGGCTTATTCCAAGATTTTTATAAAAAAGCTCATTGGCATATTTTAAGTTATGAATATCGGGATCTTGACGAGCATTGTTGAGAATAACTTCTGCCCGCATAAAGCGATACATAGAATTTTGAAGAGACGGATCATTTGACGGAACAATTTGTAAATGCTCCTCAAAATCAGAACGCATAATAACATGTTTGCCACCTGGAACTAAAAAGGGATAAGGTTGACCTTCTGGTAACCATTCTGCAAATCGATCTTTAAACAGACCTAACATCAACTCAAAAGATTTGTGATACCCTTGGATAACAAAGTTGGGCACTCGTTGGTAATTCTCAAGCATAGCCAATACAGAAGCAGCAGGCGCTCGAGGAGCCATTTCAGAAATAGCATCATTAATAATCGCTGAAGGTTTGCGAATATTATCTTCGATTTGGTTTTTTAAATCATTTAAAGCGCCACTAGGTTCTTTATAAGGCAGAGGCATAATAGCTTGATCTAGAGAAATACCCCCGGTTTGCAATTTAACAAACTGACCTGGAGCTGGTCTAATATCATTCTCTTCTAACGTCAAACCAGCCGCATACACACCGCCTGGAAAGTTTGAGTACATACCAGCCATAATTAGCTGACGCATGATTGTAGACGCTGTTTGAGCGGATTGAGAGGCATATTGGTTTAGTCCATATCCCTCACCGTCCAAAGCTGGAAGCAACGACCAATTAATAAAGTATTCACGGTTCTTCTTTAAATAATCTTCTTTTTTCCAGTTTCTTTGAATGCGCAATATTTTTGCTGTTTGAGCATCAAGCGTTATAATATACGGAAGAGGAATCTCTATATCTTTTGCAGCTGGGTCTTCTTTAATTCGATACTCAACATGACATTCATAGATTTCATAATAATCAACATCACTACCCGCTCCTCCAGAGCGCTCATACCCCATAATATCATCTAATTCCTCTTGAATAACATTGTCGGTGCCATCCAAAGAAGTGGGCATAACTTCAACGTCACGATATTCACCAAGAAGCTTTCTAAGCTCAAACTCTCTTTTGTCCATTCGATGGACTTGTGTTTTGCGCGCTGCACATAGATGTGAAGAAAGATCTCTGTTCACAATGAAATCTTCTGGCTTGATCATCATATGGGTAGGACGACCTAACACAGGATCAATGAATACTTTACTGTAAATAGAGTCAAATATAGACCAAGCAACAGTTCTCTTAAGTTCTTTTTCAAATCCTTTATCAATTTGATATAAGAAGAGATTAAAAAAGGCCGTAACTCTATAAGAAAGATTTTTTAGCTTTTCATCCTCTTCTCCTAAAATGACAGCATCAACCGCTCCCTTTGAAGGAAAGATGGCGCCCATGATGGTGGCTATATAATGAAGCCATGTCTCAAACAACGCCGTAGAGTTTGCCTCTGGTGCTCCATCTGCATTTTCTGAGCTAGACGTTCCAGACTTAAAGCCCAAGAGATTAATAAGATTGGCTATATTTTGAAAATATGGCGCTTGGCTTTCTTTATCGCCTTCAATAGCTTGTTTGAGAAAGTTTCCGATTTGCGATAAAACGGATTCATCAAGAATCTCTGCTAAGTTTTGATCATGATCATCTACATCTAAAGTGCGTTGAACAGGGTAAGAATCACCCTCAATAGCGATTGAGCCATCAGGAAATTTTTTAATACCATTATCTTCAAGGCCTTCTTCAGGTATTTCATCCGCGCTAAATCCCTTGGCCTGATAATTTTCATCATAACCAGAAGACTCTTGTTCTGGATTTTCCTCTTCTAGCTCTTGTTTTCTTTTCATTATTATTTATCCGTTCATAAGCTTCTAGGAATCTGAAAATTATTTGCCCTAATATTTTTGAAGTTATAGGGCTGTACTTCAGGAATATGATCCCCGCGGTTAAATAATTCACCAAGTTCTCGCAAGTAAATAAATGCCTGAGACATACTGTCTATTGTATCATTACTTTTAGAATTTGGAAATAATTCACAATCTTCAATTAAAAGCTTGCCGTATTCTTCAATTATATTTGTGTTTGATTTAGTGGGTAACCACACAAGACCAGACTCAATAACTGAAGAAATACGTCTTGCTCGAGCTTCTTTATCCCCATAACGTCTTGGATAGAAATGATGGATAGGCAAATTCATTCGGCTTAATTCTTGGGCCAAGCTAAACCCATTTACTTGTGATTCTATAAGTATCTTGTCTACTGATTTGGATGCGTCTCCATAAGACAAAGGACTTTCTAAATCAGTATCTAGGTAATTATTAGCTAAACGTAATGCCATTTCACGCAGCTCTGGGTATTCAACTTGGCCCTTGTATACAGACAAAAGCATTACATTGTTGTGACCCTTTAAATCTTTAAACAATCCCCACGTAGTACAAGCACTGTAACAAATACCTTCTTTGTAATTCTGATCGCCTGGTCTTTTGCCAACCAAAGCTGTATCCCAGCTTTGTAATATGTAAGTAAAGGAAGGGTATTTAAAATCTTCCCAGTATTTAAACCATTCAGTCTTTAAGATTCCTCCACCAGCCGGAGAAGGACGCTGTTGCATTTGTCCAGCTTCCCGGTAAGAATCATTGCGGAAGTCTTTTTGAACGATCTCTTTATAACGAGCAGCAGATATTCCTTGAGGCCAAAGCAATTCACCCTCTTTCTTGCGAGGATCTTTCCACACCTTGTCACCACTCATCCGCAAAGGAATAGTGACGCAACGTCTGTTTACCTCAAACTTCATAGGCAAACACAAATGAATCCACCGAGCATCGTCTTTGCTTAGGATATTTCCACTAACATCACGTTCATGAACGCGCTGCTGTATAACGAGCCGTCTGAATTGATCAATAGTGCCTGCGTAACGCGTAGACATCACATAGTCATGCCAATCATTGGTGGACTCTCTAATAAGAGCAGAGCTTGCCTCCATGACATTGTTAGGGTCATCTGATATTTCAAAATGGCCACCAAATCCAGTGTTTGAACCACCAACCGATGAAGCAATACGATAACCGCCCATTGTATTGTCAAATCTAAGTTTATTGTTTACATCCGTCATCAACTGGAAAGAGCTACCCCACAAGGATTGATACCAATCTGATTGAATAAGGCGTCTACATTTAATGCTGTCACGTATAGAGAGAGAGGAAGCATATGCTGAAAATAAAAAGCTCAAGTCTGGACTCCTGGCCCACACCCAAGCAGGAAACCCAACGCAGCACAGATTGGACTTACCTACACGAGGAGGACAGTTAATCACAAGTCTTGTAATATCAAGGTAATAAAGTGCTTCTAAATGCTCGCAGATCGCTTGCGCATGCCATCCTGGTATAAACTCCTGCCCAGGCTCCATAATAGGCCATGCATGCTGTAAGAACACATAGAATGAATTTTCACACATCCATTTTTGCTCAAGCTGTTCATCTGTTAATCTATCGCCTAAGATTGAATCTATTCGTGCATCAAATTGGTTAACGATTTTTAAAAGATCTTTACGCAAGACAAAATAATATTAATAAAGTATAAATAAGTATAGAAATGTATTTAAATAAAAGTAAATAATAAAGGTAAAATTAATGAAAACTACTTTAACGTTTGAGTTTGATGATATAAATTATGATCGTGATGAAAAAAAACAAATAGCCTCCCTTATAAAGGCTAATGATTTGCTTGTGTGCGTTCATTCAATTAAAGATTTTCTTTATCAAAAGATAAGAACCCATGAAAAAACAGATAATTTATCTGAAAAAGAATATATAATATACAAACAAGTATTTGATGAAGTTAATACTATAATAGATGATTTTAAAGTGAGAGATATTTTAGATGAGTGACAAAAACTGTATGGAGTATGTGTTAAATACGCAATTTGATCATAGCGATCCATTGGACCACCCACATGATGTCCTGGTGTTAAGATGTAAGAAAACCGGCAAAGTGAAGTATGAAGATATGAAAAAATTTCCAATTCTCACTGAACGATCTAATTATGTGTTGGATGTAAAGCGAAAAATGGATTTAAAAAGATAGATGATGAATAAAGATGGCATATTATCCCGCATCACTCATGTGTTTCTTCCTCTTCCTCGAAAGGTGATTCACGATAAACCTCTTTAATAACCTCACCCTTAAGTGGATTTATAAATTTTATACCCACTATAAGACCATCTCTAAAAATATCATTAATTTGTTTTTGTATAACGTCCTTATGTTTTTTTGTATCATCCAGAATAGGGAACAACCATTCATTTGGATTACGAATGGCTTGCTTATTAAACCATACATAGGTCATCCATTGACCATCTTCAGTTAGATACAAAACAATATAAGATTTGCTTAACTTATCTTGAAATTCATTTTCGATATAAGATTTTTTAAGCTTATTATCACTCATGCGTTTTCCTCATTTTATCATTTTTAAGTTTTACATATTCAGCCACAACAGCATTTGCCTTCCGCAAGCCAAACTTCTCTTTAACTTTATCAAAATGGAAATTAACTGTGCCAATGCTTTTATTTACTATCAGGGATATTTCTTTACGATTTTTTCCAGCTGCCATTAATTCCATCACCCTCTCTTCCTTCGGGGTCAAGATTATTTCTTTTGATTGGGGAATCTCAAAATTGTCAGGCTTATTATTTTTCCAACATACTGTTTCTTTTCCATCGATAGTATTACAGTAATACACTTTTAAATCTTGTGTATCTAACATCACATTGAAAGCAAGTTTTTGTTGATTAATAGCATGCAAATATGTCAATGCATTCAAAAATTCTCTTGTATCAGTATAAAGACTAATTTCCCCAATCTTTATTTTGTAATGGGGCTTATCAAACATTTTCTTCCCTAATTATCCTTAACTCACGCAATATACCATCAGCCACATCATAATTCACTAACATTATGTCTCTTTTATGGGCAGCTCTACTTTCAGAACAACTCAAACCAATATTAAATATTTTAGTGGCCACAGGATCCAGAAAAGATGAAATGTTAAAATCATAAAATTCAGAAAATCGAGACCAACTCACCTTATTCATTAAATAAATTGTTTCTAAGGTAGAGGGATATAAAGATATATCTGAAAAATAAGATGAGCTCATATTAAGCTTTTTGGTTGTGCAATTCCGTTGCTTTTTCACTAACCTTATTCCAAAAATGCTTTACATCCGCACAATCAATAGGCGCAGCATTTTTATTTGAGGCGTAATGTTCAAGCACACGTTTTACTATAGGATCTTGATCTACCAATGCATCAGCTGCTCTTTTGAATAAAGAATCGTTTTGATTTTCCATACTAACCTTTGTTTTTAAATGATAATCCAGGGGGAAGTGGTTTAATGACATGTTGCATATTCTTTTTCAAACATCGCTTCGGCTATTGCCATTTGTAAAAAAATATCGTCTAGAGAAAGAATATAATCGTGGGGATTTTCACTTTTCATTTTCTTTTCCTTCAGGCAATCCATAAAATTTGTTTCTAAAATCTATAAATTTTTTATCTGGCTGCCTTGAAATATAATCTGAACCAGACATAAAATTATTCTGTTTAATGATTTCTTCAAGAGCATCTAACTCCTGTTTTATGGCTAAATCCATTCTGCATATTTGCGGCGCTATAAAACCACCCTGCTCAATGGTTTTTTCAAGAATATATAACTGCTCGTCAATGGGATGAACATAATCGGAGCGGGGAGCATTTTTAAACTCAGGAGAACCTAAGTTAATATTAGTTCGTGGCTCTACTTTGTGTAATAAGGCATGCAAAAACCTTGCAATTCTATTTTTAATTTTAAAAATAATTTTATGCCTTAATAACATAAAGATTTTATTTTCTGCATTTCATCCTTAGAATCGACCATCAAATCATCTCCAAAGCTTTCATGTACATATCAATTAACTCTTGATGTTGCGAAAACTCACCATTCTTTAGTTTGCGAAGACGGATTATTTCTTTAATTATAGATATATCAAACCCGTCTTGTTTAGCTTGCATCAAAACTGTTTTTGCTTCATCTGCTAAAACCTCTTTGTGCTCATTAATAGACTCTAGTCCGCTGATAATATCGTTAAGCTTTTGTTTATCAATCATTGACTGCTTCATCCCTCTGTAATGTTTGATAAGGCGCGATTGGTTCGCTTATGACGATTGGCAGATATTCTTTCGCCTTGATTACGATCATCAATATCTAAATCTATATTTTTAATAAATCGATAATTATATTCAGCCACCTCAAATAGTTCTGCTAAATCCGACCCATTTAAAAACCCATCACCAGGTTTACAACGAGACGCTTTATCTTTGTCAAAAACAACATCTCCCAAAGACTTGCACGCTAGCTTTAGGGATTCTATGCGTGCTTGAGTCTCTAGTTCGGGGGAAAAACCAACAGATTTCATATATATTTACCATGCTTAAATTAATTATTAATAATTACTTAATAAAAACAGCAGGTCAATAGTATTTGTTAATCGTTGTACTCTGCATTACTCTGCAACAGGGTGTAGTCAGAAGGCGTGGGCGAATCATGATAAATATTGAGCAACTGCCTCATCACTGAAAGAATAGCATCGTCTTTAAGTTTATCGTCCTCATATATTTTTATTAGGACTCTGATCGCCGTCAAAAGCTCTGGTTTTCTTATTTTTATCATTACTTCCCAGCTCCAGATAAACGTTGCTCAATCATATTAACCTTTTCCTCAATAACTGTTATCTGCATAAACTCACGTTTAGCGCTCAAACACCTCAGATAACTATTAGCGGCTTCTGGTGATATTTCTCCTTCTGCCATGTGCCCAATCACCTTATCCATTGATTCTGACAGCTCAGCGGCCGTTGATGTGCGTATTTTACCTATAGCCTCAAGCCCATGCTCTGCAATTCCTGGCATAAGATATTTGAAAAGAATACCTATCGCCTGTATTTCTCCATCGGCACACTTATTCAAAAGCTTACTGACTGTCTGCTCAAACTTTTTTAAATTCTCTGGATTCTCTAAAATGATAGAATCCAATAGCTTTTTGAAAGGATTCCTGACATTCCTTGTTGCTTTGTGTCCCGGCAAGAATTTACCTTTTTCATCCCGTTGAGGAGGTTGTGGAGCATCAGTCGCTCCCTCCAACAAAATGGAATCTTTAAATTGTGACTCAGATGAGGATTTCCAAGTATTGCTACCTTGATCTTTTATTTTTTTCTTTTTGTTTAAACTTCCTTTTGGACGTGACATATTTACCTTTATATTTTTATTTACTTTTTATTTAAAAGTAAATTAATATAAATATCAATACATTAGGTTTATTTATTAAATGGCGATATTTTCAAAAACACCCATAATTGAGCAGCTTCCTACCCATGAAGAGTTAGTTGAGCAAATTGTTGAGTACATAAAAAAAGACAACCCAAAATGGAAATGTTTAACTTTTCCCAAGCACAATCACTTACATGATTTACTATTGATTCGTACTTTTAAAAAAATGGTATGCAAATCTATCAATCCTAACTCCCCCAATCCTATCAACAAAGAAAAAGAAGAATACTTGCAGGTAGTGGTTCCTGTTACTATAGATATTGAAAACATTATTGATGATGATGCGCTGTTTGATAGCTTCAAAGACTGGGCTTACGCTCCTCTTATCATAGGAGATCTGAGGACTTTTATTCGCAAACTCACCCAAATAGAAAAGGAGAATATTTAAATGATACTGGAGATACTAAAAAACTAATTATCATTTTTTATCTCCTCCCATTCTTTTAAAAACCTATCAAGCAAATCTTCTAAGTTATTGATCCTTTTTTCAAGGGCCGGTATTTTCTCAACAAGAAATTCAACCTTAGAGTTTATTTCTGTCATTCTCAATCCTCTCTAGTCACAACTATCCTTCTCCTGAGCCATCTTCATCGTCAGAGCCATCGCCGTCTTCACCGCCACTGCCACTGCCACCGCCATCGCCATAGCCACTGCCATCGCCAGATCCACTGCCACTGCCACCGCTATTGCCACCGCCAAAGCCAAAGCCAAAACCATAGCCAGAGCCATCTCCAAAGCCATAGCCATCCTCATGGCCACCACCATAGACAGAGCCAAAGCCATCGCCATTCTTATAGCCATCGCCATAACCCTTTTCTCTAACAGCCGCTAAAAACTCTTCTCTAGTCATAACTATCCTGTTCCTGAGCCATCTTCATCACCGGCACCAGGCCCAGTGCCAGATCCAGATTCAAAGCCACCGCCAAAGCCAAATCTAAAACCACTGCCAAAGCCAAAGCCAAAGCCATCGCCAAATCTATAGCCACCGCTAAAGTCATAGCCTGAACCAGAACCATTCCCAGAGAAAGATCCATTGCCAGCGCCGCCGCCGGCACCAGAACCAACGCTAGAACTTT